CAGCGTTGAGATAGCGTCGGAGATCGATAGGTCCTTACTGTGCTTTTCGAGCCAAGCGGTAGCTTCCTCCCAATCGGTCATCGGTCGCCCGCCAGCGCCCGCAACTCCAACTCGTCGATCTTCGGGGAGGAGCGCGGCAACTCCTCGTGGCGATCCGGCACGGCGTTGGCGAAGACGCGGGTCAGCCATTCCTCGCTGTGCTGCTCGCACCGCGTCCAGCCGGGTTCGGGGCGCCGCTCGCAGCCCTTCTCGGGACAGCGGCGTTGGGTGCTTTCCATGACGTGAACCTTCCTGCGGCGATGCCCCGCCGCCGGGTTCTATGACCGGCTGTAGTCCTTGACGGGGAGCCGGTGTTCCTGCGCCCGCTTGACCCATTCGGGGACCGGCTTGGCGCACAACGGGCAGTGCGGGTTGGCGACGCCGAGTCGTAGGTGGTTCTCGTGGGCGCTCTGCTCGAGGGTCACGCCGTGCCTTCCTTGGCGCGGGCGAGGGCGTCCATGACGGCCGTCCATTCCTGCCCGCTGGGGATGAGGCGTCCATTCTCGGCTTGCGAGAGGATGCCCTTGTTGATCCCGGAGAGCGCGGCGAGGCGGTTGAGGCTCAGGCCAAGCTTGACCCGTTCAGGCCCCCAGGCGCGGCCCCCGGTGCGAAGTGGAGCGGTGTGCGTATCCATCGCTGCGCATCGTAGCGCGGTCGGTTATAACCTGTCAAGCGGGACCTTCGCCGCCCCTTCCCGCCGGTACTTTCGCCTGGCTAGAGGTTCTGCATCCGCATCTCCGCCACGTCCACGGAGATGTTGGCCGAGGTGAAGAGCTGGACGAGCCCGAACTGCGTCATCGTGAAGGTCGATCCTGGGATGCCTACGACCCAGCGGTTCCAAGTTGTCCCGCCATCGGTGCTGTATGCGGAGGCGAACATCTCGCTCCCGATGGTATAGGCCGAAAACCAGAGATCAGTCAACGTCGGCTGGCTATAAACTATGCCGCTGGTGATAAAGCTGGTGTACGTGTAGGCCACGACGTTGCCGATGTAGGAGTTCCCGTCGTTGTAGACGAGCAGCCCGTAGCCGTTGCCGGTGGAGTCGAGGACGCAGATCGAGGGCATCCCCCCGGTTCCCGTGGTGTTCTGGTAGTGCCCTTCGACGAAGTACCGCGTAGTCGGGGTGATCGCATGCATGAGCCGGTCGGTGACCGCTCCGCCGCGGAACTCAGCCACGCCGCCGGTGACGGCGCAGGTGCCGACGCCGGTGAAGGCCCAGCCGGAGGGGAGTGACGAGCCGGGGAACGTGTCGTCGATGACGTAGGTTGGTCCACCGCCCCCGGCCGCGTCAAAAGGGCCGTATTCGGTGCCTCCGTTGTCGCGGCTGTAGATCCGCCCGTCCGTCTTGGCGTAGATCCGGGCGTTCCCCGCCGCCGGGTTCCCCGGAGCCGCGGCGCCGACGGCATCGAGGTAGGTGAAGGTGCCCTCGTCGGCGATGCCGCCACCGGCCCCAGCATCGGCCCACGTCCCTGAGGTCCCGGCCCCGGTGCAGACCCACACGTGGCCGTTCTGTGCCACCACGTAGTCGCCCACCGCGAACGTTCCCGAGGCAGGAGCGCCGGACGTGGTGGCGCCGACGTAGCGGGTGGCCGCCGTGGCCCCAGTGAGCCCCAGCGGCGCTCCGAGGCCGGAATGAACATGATCGCGGCGCGCGGCCTTCGCCACCGAACCTGTTGCCGCTGACGCGCCCACTCCCGTAGGCGCCGTCGTGTCGAATGCGACGATCGTGTCGTCGTCACGGAGGAACGTGGTCGCGGTGCCGGCGCCCGCCGTCGTCCCGAGCACGACGGCGGGCGTTCCGCCGGAAGCTCCGCCGGGGACCGGCGGAGTCGTCCAATGCCCCGTCCCGTCGAGGTACTCCGTGGCATCGACGGGCAGCGCATCGACCGCCGTGCCCTGGATGCCAATGACCGTCTGGCTCGACGACGTTCCCGAAAGGTCCCCACCGGCGGCGAAACTCCCGCTGGGCGCCGTGGGCAGTCCGTGATCGTGATCGCCCCTGGAGTAGTCCGAGGAGGCTCCAGCGTTGGGCGATGCCCCGAATGCATCTGGGCCGGCTACAGTGGAAGATGGCGTGCCGGACGAGGGAGGATAGAGAGGCATGGCTAGGTCAACTCCGTGATGCGAGCGTGCCCGGTCGCTGAGGCCCAGATGCCACGTATCTCATCTGCCCAAGCGAAGGGCACCTCATAGTACGCGAATGGGGCACCCGACGAACCTACCAGTGTGACGGTGTAGTCGCTCGTCGTGGCCGCCGCGGTTCCGAGGGCAACGTACAGCATGGCCGAGCTGTCATTCGTGATCGTGGCCCCTTTGCGGTCCACATTGGCTGCGAGCAGAAGAGTGTCGGAGGCCGCTCCCGCCACGCTGGTCCGCGTCGAGGTTGTAGCGGGCGAGGTTCGCACGCTGGTATCCGCTGACCCGTCCGCGGCGCCGGTGGGTGCATAGCTCCCGACGCCGCGCCGGAGCTTCGCCACGCCAGCGTCGGTGACGAGATAGTCCATCGACTGGTTCTGCCCGTTTAGCGGCGACAGGGGATTAGCCATTATGTGCCACCTTCTGGTTTCCTCATCTCTCCGTCACATGCACGGCACGAAGCGGACCGAGTCGAGCGGCGCGCTGAACAGCATGAGCAGGGCGTCGCAGTTATGCCATGTGGAGGCGTCTGTGCTGTACTGGACCGCTATGTCGACGTCTCCCGCCAGGTAGTCTCCGCTGTAGAAGGTGAAGACATTCCCCATATCCCCAGTCACCGGGAGGGACGCGAGCTCTGCCGGGACATAGCCGCCCTGGTTCTCTATGGCGTCTCCGTTGACGGTGACCTGCCAGTAGACGGGGTTCCCACCGGCGATGTCCGCGCCGTAGGTAACGGTCGCAATACCGAGGATGCGCCCGCCGGTATGCGGGAACGTCTGCGGCCACTCGTTGCACCAGTTCAAGATCGCAAAGGGCGTCCACGCGCGGCCACCGCCGCCCGGTCCCTGGAACGTGCGACCCCCCGCTATCGCTGGCTGTGCCATTTCATCCTCACTGGGCTGGCGTCGAGCAATACACAGGATACCGGAGCCCGGTCTGCGTCGAGTCGGCGGTGAACGTCACGCTGGCTTGCCCGTCGGCATTCGTGACGACGCTCGTCGGGGAGAGCGAGGCATCGCTCGTCACCGCCGCCCCGGCCAGCGTGATCCCGAGTCCGTCGCCACCGTGCGCCGGATCATCGTAGAACTTGAGATCGCCGGGGATACCCGATACCCGCACCGGCTTCTTGGAGGAGTCCATGAGCTGAAGCACGAGTGTCTGCGCCTCGCCGATGGCCGGCGAAAGGTTTGAGAAGTAGATCTCCCACGTGTACGCCGGCTTGTGCGGCGCGGTGATCGTCTTCGGAGAGGTCCGCCACTTGGCGTAGAACCGTCCGATGGGAGCGTCGCCCGCCTCGATCACGTAGGTTCGGAGCTCGGGGTGGCCGGGGCGGAGAGCGCCGGCGACCCGCATGATCGGCCACGCGAGCCCGTTCATCGCCGCTGGGAGCCGGGCATCGTAGATCGTCGCCATCTGTCCGCAGCGCCAGCCGTCGATCTGCTCGTCGGTGCGCCCGGCGCACGTCAGGGCGATCTTGATGCGCGCTCGGGCGTTGTAATGCGTGTACGCTGAGCCCACCGCGAGCCGCTGCGCTAGGGACGCGGCCTGGGCGTCCACACTGATTTGGCGCATGGTCATGTCAGGAACGTAACTCGCCCCGTTGCCCCATCCGGTCCCCTGTTGGATCACATGGCCGTAGTTGTAGATGGCATCCGTCACGCCGTTGACGTAGGCGCCCTCCGGCATGTAGGTCGCATCGAAGTTGAAGGACAACCCGCGGCAACCGATCACGGTTACGCCGTCCACGGGTGGGTTCCCGCCGAGTCCGTCGCTGAGGATCGCCGCGGCCGCCCCGGAGAGCGATGGCGATGTCTCCGGCAGGCCGAGTGTCAGCGAACCCTCGGTGAAGGCCGAGATCCCCCCGCCCGTCGGGATTACCACGTCCTGGAAGACCTGCCAGTGAACGTATCCCGCTGGGTCGATCCACATGAAGATCGGAAAGCTGCCTACGCTCCGCACGTCATCCAGCGAGGAGCGCAGCGCGGAGTGCGACCAAGTGACAAGGGGCTCGCCCGTGTGCTGGTCGATCAGGGCCGACGGCGGAACGTAGGAGCCGACGTAGGTGCTCGTGTCGAAGGCGTGACCATCACTTGGACGTCGCACGTAGTTGTCAAAGAGGTTGACTACCGTCGCAGCGTCGGTCGCGCCGGCTTGGGCGGCCGGATCTACGTTCTGAAACGTCAGGCCGCCGTCGATACTCTGCCATGTGCTCCCGTTCGGCACGCCTACGAGCCGCAGGTCAGGGATCGTGTTCCAGTCGCTGCCTCCGAGGTTCCAGCGGCCCCACGGCATCCCCACCGGCAGATCCAGCTTCGAGTTGACGATCTCCCCGTCATAGAGCACGAACCCCGACGTAAGCGCGAGCTTCACGTGGTCCCGCTTCACCACGCCGTAGAGCGCCGAGTTGGTGCGGTCCTGGATCACGGCAGAGAACTGGCCCGGCGAGCCGTCCGTGCGCTCTTCCCAAGTCATGCTCCACTCGGACGGGCCTGTCACGTCCACGCCGTTGATCGTGAGGATGGCGGTGTCGGTCATCCGATCGAACCCGTCGCCACGAACCCGGAGGTGGCGGTGGACGCTGAGGTGTAGGCGTTGCGGTCGATCATGTCGCCGATCGTCTGCCCGTCCAGCGTGATCGGTACGCCAGAAGAGACGGCGCGCACGAGCGCCGCCGTAAACGCTGCGAGCGCCGCGGTGAGGCTGGCGTTGCTCGCGGTCGTGCTGGCCTTCGTGGTAGTCGTGCCCGTCGTGGTTCCGGTTGTGCCGGTAGCGACCTGATCCTGGACGAGCGCGAGCTTCTGCTGTGCCAGCGTGAGTTTGTCCTGCGCCGTCTGGAGTTGCGTCGCGCTTGCTCCCCCGGTCTGATGGAGGAGCGTCAACCGCTCCGTCGCCAGTTTCAGGCGCTGCTGGTCGGCGGCCACCTGCATCTGGATGTCGGCGGCTGTGCGCGTCTTTGTGGCGTGCTCCTGCTCGGCCTTGGTCAGCGCGTTGTGAGCGTTCGTAACGGCGTTCTGCGCCGCCTGAAGCTTGATCTGGCCGGCGAGCCCGCCACCAGCAGTTAGCTTCGCAAGGGCATTCTGCGCAGAGGTGACGGCATTCTGCGCCGTCTCGAGCTTGATCCTCGCGGCGAGTGTAGACGCTGCCGTGGCTCCCGTTACGCCGCCGGAGCCCTCGAGAACCATCTTGGTGATGTCGGGGAAACCAGCGGCTGGGGGGGCAACTGATGGCGACGGGGTGGGAAGCGAGAGGGCAGGCGCATTAGGGACTCCGGAGTAGCCGTAGGCCGCCGACATGCCCGGCGGCAGCACCGTCTCGCCGCCGTGGACGATGGCAAGTTGCGGGCCCGACCCCGGCACGACGCCGCCCGTCTGGTAGGCGACCATCCCCGTCCCAATCCCAGCGGCCGACGTTGGCAACGGAACGTTCACGCCGGGACCCTGCGCGGGCGCCCCGGCCTTCGTGAAGAGGATATTCCCGGCGTTGTCGATGACCCACTTCATTGCGTCGATGATCGGCTGAAGGACGGCCATGATTGCCGTGCTTGCCGTTTGGATCGTCGAGGTGATCGCATCCCATAGCGGGCTCATGATCTTGCCGAAGTTGTCGAAGACCGTCTTCAGAACGTCGATGGCCGTCCCGAGCGCATCGAAGACACCCTGAAGCACGGCAAGCATCGCGGAGGCCGCCGTCCCAATCGCCGGGAAAACGACCTTGCCGATGTCCACAAGGATCGGCGAGACGGTCTTGATAACGCCTGCCACGATGTCGAAGGCCGTCTTTACGACGGTTCCGATGACGCCGGCTGCCTTGCCCACATCGGCGGCGACGGCACCGAAGACGGCGCTGATCTCCGGCATGTTGCCCTGCACCCACGTCACGATGCCGCTGAACGCCTCGCCAAGCGCCGGGAGCACGACCGTCGTGATCGTGTTTATCACGTCCTCAACAGGCGGGAAGATGTTGGTCACGATCCAGTTGAAAGCATCCCCAAGCGCGGGCAGGACGTTGGAGACGACCCACTGGAACGCCTCGCCCAGCGCGGGGATAACGTTCGTGACGACGTAGTTGAACGCCTCGGTGAGCATCGGAATGGCGTTGGAGGCGATCCACTGCATCGCGTTCCCGAGCGCATCGAAGACGGGCTTGAGCTGAGGGAACATGGATGTGATCTTGCCGACCACGCCGTCCACCGCGCTCTTAGCGCCTTGCCCGAAGAGTCCGAAGTGAGCGGCCAGCGCCACCACGGCTGCGACCACGAGCAGGATAGGACTCGTGATTACGCCCATGGCTGCGCCGATGCCGCCGAGGATCGGACCCAAGAAGGCGATTCCAGCAGCCAACGCCGCCACGCCGCCGACCACAAGGAGGATGGTCGAGGCTAGGTGCGGGTTTTGGGACGCCCACATGGCAAGTCCCTGTACCGCAGGAAGAACGGAATGCAAGAGGCTGTTCACGGCAGGAAGCAAGCCGATGCCGATAGCGTCCTTGACCGTGGAGATCGAGGCGTCGATCTGGGCGCCCTGTTCCTTCGTGGTGGCCTCGGTGGCCTTCCACGCCGCGTCAAACGACCCGGCCCCTGCCGTGACCTCCTTCTGAATAGTCCCGAGCTTGCCGAGCGAACCGATGAGCGTCAGTACGCCGAGGCTCTGTTTGCCGCCGAAGGCGTTGGCAAGAAGCGCCGCCTGTTGAGTTGCAGTCAGGCCAGCCTTTGTGAGATGCGCCTGGAGGTCCGTGACTGCCGTGAGGACGCCGCCCGGCGAGCGGAGGTCCGACGCTAGTTTCGTACTGCTGAGGCCGATCGAGTCGAGTTCCTTGGCCGCCTTCGTCGTGGGCGCTGCCATGAGACGGATGGCTGAGTTGAGTTTGGTCGCGGCGTCCACCGCGGGGATGCCAGCGTTCGTCATCGTGGCGATGGCTGCGCCGACCGACTGGATCGAGACGCCGAAGACCTTGGCCGACGAAAGGATGCCCGTGCTGAAGGCCGCCGTCAGGTCGTCCATCCGCATGTTGCCGGCGCCGATGATGGCGTTCAGCACGCCCATCGCCTGCGACATGTTCGACACGCCGCCGACCCCGGAGTTGACTTCCGCGATCAGGGCGTTGGTGACGCTCTCAAGGTCGGCGTTGCCGACCTTGGCCCCCTCAGCCGCAATGGTCAAGAGGTTGAGCGCCTTGGCCCCCCGGATGCCGGCAGACTCGACGTGGTAGAGCCCTGCTGAGAGTTGGTCGGGGCCGATGCCGACGGTCGGCGCCAAGCCGAGCACCGCCGTCGTCATCTTCTGCACTTCGGCCGCTGACGCCCCGGCCTGCGTCTGGACAAGCGTCATGCTCGCCTGGAAGTCGGACGCCGACTTGATGCTCGCCGCACCGATCGCCGCCACGCCGCCGACCACGGCAAGGGAAGCAATCCCGATGCCGTTCATGGAGCTGGACGCCTTCTTGCCGGAGGCGTCAGCCTCCGCCGCGAAGCCGGTTAGCTCACCCTTGGCTTTCGCCAGCCCGGCGGTGAACGGCCCGGTATTGATCCCGAGCGCGACAAGCATCTCGCCGACAGTCGCCACGCTACTTCCTCCGCTCCAGCGTCACGCCGCCGGGACTCTTGGCGCTCGTCGCCCACGCCATGATCTTCGCGGTGGTGCCTTCCAGCGTCGGCTCACCGTGGCCCTGCTCCTCGGCCTCAAGCTGCCAGAGCGCAAGCCATTCGCCGAACTCGGCTGCGCTGATCTCCTGCTGGCAGCGGCGCACGCTCATTCCAAGGTGCCCGGCGAGTCGGAACCAAGCTCGCCGCTCGGGGCGTTTCCCAGTGCTTCCTTCGCTGCCTCAATGGCGGGTGCGGTGAGCTTGGAGAGCCGCTGCGCGGCCTGGAAAAGCTGATCCAACGCGACGGCATTCTTTTCACCGAGCGCAAGGACCTGCTGCTGTGTCCACAGTCGGCCACCGTTGCCATCCATCGCCACGAGGGAGATCAGGCGAGCACGGAGGTTGTCCAGCTCAATCGACTTGACCTGGGGCTGACCCTTGGCGTCGCGCTGGTAACTGACGAGTGACGCCTCATAGTGGTCGCGTTCCGTGCCGGTCATTGAGCGGATCGGGATGATCGTGTCCCACTGCGGGACGTATTCGTCGGCCGTCTCCTGGTCGTCAATCGCTAGGATCTCGATCCCACTACGCCGTGGCGCAACGGCCTTCAGTGCTGCAAGCTCCTCATCCGTGAGACTGGCCGTGTTATGCGCCGCTAACTTGGCCCGTCCGCTGGCGAGCGGATCGGCGGTCTGCGACTTGATTGCCTCGAGGGTGGCGCCTGCGGCTGCCAATACTTCCCGAGCGTTGGCATCGATGTCTGCTTGGATCTGAGCCGGTGTTCGCGTGGTCATTCTGACCCCTTCCTTTCGCTGAGTGCCTTCAGCCAGAGTAGGCACTCCTCAGCCTTGGTGATCGCCAGTGAGTACTCCCGTGCCGGGTTCTCCCGGTTCAGCGTCCGCAATCGCTCGATGACGGCAGGGAGGATGGTGGCAGGCGTATCGCCGGGACCATCCTCCCCCGTCCGCCAGACGAGGAGCGATCCGCGCGGGAGTGTGGGCATACTGCCCTCCCTTCGGGTTATGCGACCGTGACCGGCCCGGTGACCGTCAGCTCGATGTCCAGCGTCGCGGCCTTGGAGACGGGCTCCTTGGAGTCCCACTTCGTGACGTAGGCCGTGAAGCCGATCACGTTGGAGGCGTAGGGCGCGGGCGGGGTGAGCGTCCACGTCCGAAGGCCACGAGCCTGGAGGAAGGACAGGAGGCCGGAGGCGCTACCCTGCGTGGTGTCGGAGGGGATGAAGTTGCAGGTGAACGTCACCGCGCCGCCGTCAAGCAGCGTTGGCAGCCATTCCTTGTAGAAGTTGGGGGACGACTGGTTCGTCACCTCGTCCTTCTCGGCGACCTGCGCCGGGCCGGAGATGTCCCGAACCTCGGCGATGGTCCCGATGGAGGAGTCGGCGAGGAGCCAGCCGGGGCCTGCTACAGCGTTCGACATGGTTCCTCCTAAGTCAGCGTGATGACGGCGAACTTGATCGCCGCGTTGCTTGCCCGGAACCAGAGTTGGTTGCCTGCCTGGTTCCAGCCGGTCGTCGAGTACGGGCCGAACCACGCGACAACGGGGGTAGTCCCGGTGATGGCGGCGAGGCTGTACGTGGCGATGTCTCCGGTCCGCTTGAACGTGTCTGCGACGGACTCGATCGTCACCGTGTAGGGGTTGCTGGCGTCCGTGTTCATGGCAAGCACGACCGTCTTGCCGTTGATGAGCGGGGTGTACTGGTAGAGCGAGGCGTCCGCTGCCTGCCACGCGAGTGCGAGGCTGCCTGCCCCAACCGGGAGGGAAGGGTAAGGGCCGGGCGGGATGCCGGTTGCCGCCGTTACGAGAACTCGTGCCACCGTGCTACTCCTTGCGCTTGGAAACTGGCTTGGTCGTCATTCGGTCACCATCTCCTGCACCTCCAAGGTAATATCGAGCCATCCCCACTTGTCATCCACGCCGACCTCGAACCGAGACAGGCGCGCGTTCACGGCCAACCCGCCGATGTTCGGGTCTGTCATGAACGCCGAGAGATAGGCCGCGTAAAAGGGGATGGCGACCGAACGTAGATTGCGGATGTCGGCGCGCGCCAGCCAGAGGCGCATCGGGATCTCCCAGGTGTAGGCCATGCGCCCATCCTGCGTGTTGTAGTCGATCACGGTGCCGATCGGCAGTTCCGACCAGTGCTCGAAGGGCACCGTGGGGGCGTCGGCGGGCGGCAGGATCGCCTCGCCGGTCAGCGGATCGATGAGACCCGACGTGCCGGGCGCGCGGATGGCTGCGATGCCGGGGACGTAGACGGCAGCGCGCCATGCGCTGTAATCCACGATGGCGGCGATCTGGCTGCTCATAGGATGGTCGCCGCTTCAATGGCCGCGCGAACGGCCACGGCCATCGCATCCATCGCCGCGCCTTCAGACGCCTCGCGTCCGCGCTGTACGAACGGGTTGGCCCGCGTCATCTTCCCGGTTCGCACTCGGTTCGGCCGGTGCCCGACCATCTCGTGTCCATCGATGACGAGGTGCGCGTGCGGCGACCCCTTGCCTTGCGGACCGATTAGCGCCCCCGCCCCGTCAGCCACCGTGAATGCCAGTTTGGAGGCAGTCGATAGCTTCACGAACGCGCGGTCCGTGGTACCCGATTTGTACTTGACGCTCTTTCGAAGGTTGCCGGTAGGGCCGACCGGCGTCTCTGCCCTGATCGCCGTTCGGATCGGCTTGGCGCCGGCCACGATGACCTTCTGCATGGCGCGTGGGATCTTGACCGCGCCCAACTCCTCGAGTTTCGCTTGGAGCTCGAGGAGGTTCGGGATCGAGACCGTGACGACGGAACCGGAGCTGACGGCCATCAGATGATCCCGAGACTCTTGCGCTGGTAGCCCTTGAGGGTGCGCCAGTCGTCGTATGAGAGCAGATGCGGGATCATCGTGGCGCCATCGGTCGGGGGGCTGACCTGGTAGGCGCCCCCGCCGGCACGCATCTGCCAGAGCGCCACGGTGACGCGCTCAGCGATGGCGACGATCTCGTCCGGCGCGGCGGGCCACCCGAGCTGCCCCCACTCGCGAATGTTGCCGTAGCCGGGGAAGAAGGCCGGGTACGGGTTATTCGGTGACGGGATGTTGGTCATGACCATCTCCGTCGC